CATCAGCCAGAGCTCTCGGGCTTGGGTTGCTGATGCCATGAGCCGGAGGTTCGATCACTTGCGGGACGGAGCTGATCTGAAGACCTCGGCCCCGATTCTCAGGGGTGAAGAAGTTATCGGCCGGGCCACTCAGCTGGTCACCGCCTTGGAGCTGGCCCCGAGGCGCTATGGCAGCTGGATCCCTCGTGGCCATCTTCTGCAGCTGGCGGTGCATAACGCCCTGGCCCTTTCTCGCCTCAATGACAATGAGACTCGGCTGAAGATCTCTCAGGAGCGGGCATTCAACGCCTTGGTTGCCTTCATCACTCAGGCTAGGGATCAGGCCCACTTTGATTTGCTCGAAGAGTTGGCTGATCCTTTCCATGACAGCTCGGCCGAGTCGATCCGAGGGCAGCTGATCGAGCAGCTTTCTGAGATGCATGAAGAACGCCTTGGAGATCATCGCCGGATGGCCAGCGATGCCCTCTATTACTTTCTGCTGAGCGTCGGCCATCAATGGGCGGTTGAGAATGAGGTCGCCCCTGATCCGGACTTGCTCAGCCTCGAGGATCTGCGAACGATTGGGCTGGCCGCTGATCTCGGGATCTTTGAAGAGATGCCCCGGCCATTCTTTGACGGCCTGTCGGTGATTGATCAGGCCATCGGGCCCGATGATCTCGACCTCTCAGATCAGGACTGGTTCGAACTGATCCTCGGCCGGATTCAGGCCACCTTCTTTGATGATGATGAGCTCCTGGGCTATCTCGACAACACCTTGATCAGGCAAGACTCCCAGCTGGTGACAACGGCCTGGGCCAATACCGAGGCCGGGTGCTTGCGGGTCTTGATGGCTGAGCGCTGGGCTGCTCGGCGAAAGCCCGGCTACTTCCCCTGGGGTGAGCCGGCCGTTTGTCCGATTCCCGATCCCCTCCGGCCGGGATCGGTCAAGCAGCTCCCGCCCCTGTTTCTTTGATCGGCGAGTAGAGATCGGTGATGTCGGCCTGGTCAGCCTCGTGGCGCTTGAATATCGAGGCGTAGATCCGCATGGTCGTGGCCGGGTTGGCGTGGCCCATCAGATAGGCGATCTTGGTGATCGGAACGCCCTGGGCGATCAGCTCCGAAGCAAAGGTATGCCGAAGTGAATGCGGGGTGAAGGTCAGCGGGACTCCGGCCCCGGCCAGGGTCGGCCGCCAGATGTCGCGGCGAAAGTTGCCCTCGCCCCGGATCTTGCCTCGGCTGTTTGGAAAGAGCAGCGTTGGCTGGCCGACCTTGTGCCGGAGCTTGGCCCGAGCCTCTTGCCGCTCCAGCCGGTTCATCAGATCCTCGGAGATCTTCAAGACCCTGAAGCCTGAGCCGGTCTTCGGGTAGCTGTTGATCACCGTTGAGCCCTTCTTGGTGCTCAGGGTTCTCTGGACCGTGACCGAGCGCTCCTTTTTGTTCAGGTCATTGATGTCGAGCGCTAGGAGCTCGCCAAGGCGAAGGCCCAGGGCGGCCAGGGTCATCAGCATTGTCTCCCGCTCTTCGTCGCCGGATTGCTCGAGGATCGAGATCACCTGCTCTTGCTCCATCGGCTTGATCTGCTTCTTCTCGCGCGGGTTGGTGCTGATCTCGACCAGCTCGGCCGGATTGTCAGCGACCAGGCCTTCACGCTTGGCCCAGTTGAAGATCTGCCGAAGTACGGAGAGCTGCTGCTGAATGGATCGGACTCCGACCGGCTCCGGCCGAGAGGCGGCTACCTTGCCCTGGACTGGAACGGCGCCGGGCTCGCCGGGAGCCAGAGTCATTTTCTTGGCCACATAGCGCTCGATGTCGGAGACCGAGATCTGGTGGAGGAACTGCCCGCCAAAGGCCGGCAGGAGATGGCAGTCAAGGGCCACTTCGAGAAGCTCTTGGGATCGAGTCGAAAGGCCGCGCATCGCTACCTGATTGCGCTGCCATTCCTTGGCGACAACATCGAACGGATGGCCAAGGAACTGAGCGCCCTGGCCCCGGCCGATAGTGACCAGCCTTTCCATCAGGGCGTGCTCGGCCACCTCTTCAGTGACTCCGGCCGCCTCGGTCCCGATGGTCTCCCAGACTCGCTTGCCGCCGGGTATGGGGTGGTAGGCGATCTGCCATGAGCCGTTGCGGTTGCGAACCGTGCCCTGGCCATACTTGCGCCGATTACCCAAGGCGCTGACCTCGACTGTCAGGGTCTTGCTCATTTACCAGGCCAGGCGTGAGCGGTTGGCGCGGGCCTGCTGAGCGGCAACGATCTCGGCCGGGGTTAGCTCGCGGGCCGGGTTCTCGGTCTGGGAGACAAAATCGAAGATCGACTCGGTGAGGATCCTGACCCCGCCTTTCTTGCCGGGGCTGAGCTTGATCGCTCGAAGCTGGCCGGACTTCACCAGGGCGTAGATCTGAGAGCGGGAGCAGTCGAGCATTGCTGCTGCCTTCTCCGGCTTGACAACCAGTTGCTCCCCGGTCGATGTGGTGAGAGTGGAGGTGTCCATGGCCCAAATGTCGGGCGTTTTTTCTCTGACACCGGAAAATCTTTGGCCAATCCTTTGACACAGTTCGTGACACCAAACCCAGCTAGATCTATGCGATCTCTGGACGATATCAGCCCCCAGGCCGAGGGCAAATCGGGCCTTTTCCTAGTTATAGAGCCAAATCACTTTTGGCCGGTCGGTTGCTGAAATCGTGGGCGCTCAAGTGTGAAGCGAGCGCTCTTCCGCTGAGCTACGCGCCCGAAATGGCTTGGTTAGTGGCTTTGCCGCTTTCCTGAGCCAAACGGAGTTGCCCGCCTGACACAGTCTTGACACCAAGTCGGTGCAAAACCTGTGATCTGTGGGCATCCATGGACGGCATTCTAGGCGGTCGAGGGCCACCGAAAGCACGCCCCCGCCAGAGCCCTATGCGAAAACGAACATGCGCTAGTTGGCGTCCCCGATGTTCGGGGCATGTCCAACCAAGCAACGGCAAAAATGCGCGTCGGGGGTCACCGATCTGGTGCGCCTAGCCGTTATGCAAAGGTGAGCCGGGAAGACCTCTCCCGGCTGAAGCAGTCTCGGTACTCGCTTCACCCAACTGGTTATGCCACCAGGTCCGACTGGATAGACGGCAAGCGCGTCACCGTATATCTCCATCGAGAGGTGATGGGGCTGGAGTACGGCGACAACCGGGTGGTCGATCACAAGAACGGCAATCCGCTCGATTGCACTCGGGAGAACCTCCGGGTGCTGGACGATGCTGGGTTCAACGCCCAGAATGTCCGAACCAGGGGCGGCAGCTCTCGCTTTCGCGGGGTCTCTGCCTCGGGCTCCAAGTGGCAGGCCCGCGTTCATCACAAAGGCCAAGGCCACTACCTCGGCACCTTCGAGCAAGAGCTCGATGCCGCCATTGCTGCTGAGCTCAAGCGCCAGCAGCTCATGCCCTACGCCGAGCCAGATCCAGCCCTGGCCAAGATCATGGGCGACAAAGTGAAGCTCCTGCTGCCTCGGGATTTGGATTTCCCGGTCGCGGCCTAGCAAGTTGTCACGCCGCAATATGGCCCGCCTGGTGTTTTCTAGGCGGGCCTTTTGCTTGCCGAAAACCGGCCGGCAGCTCCAGGGCGGTCCAGTACTTTCGGGAAGTGAAACCTCTGTCAGCGCTCCTCGCCCTCTTCAGCCTCTGCCTCTACCTATTTTTGGTGATCGGCCCGGCCAAGGGATCAACGGCCACTGACACGGAAAAATCGACCCTGACTCTGACTATCCAGCCGGCCGTTGAGATTGAGGTGATCAAGGCTGATCCGCTGGTTGATGTCGATCAGGCCTCGGCCAGCTTCTCGATCAACCTCTGGGCCAACACTGCCTGGGCCATCTCGGAGCCAACGATCTCCTCGGGCCTGGTCGATGACGGCTCCTGTGTTGCCTCTCAGCTTCGGGGATCTCGGAACCTCGACAACCGGCCGCAAGAGATCGGGGTTGTTTGTCTCCAGCCGATGAGCTGGGCCAATGACTCAGGGGCATATGAAGTGACCCTCGATCAGGTCATTGCCTCGACCCTTACCGAGTAGCCGGGCCGCCGCCATGAGCTCCAGGCACGGTGGCGTAGAACTTCTGGCCATGCCAGAGACGCTTGGCCGCTTGCCCGCAATCAGGGCAGGGCACCTCGGCCGGGGTCGGGTCGGTGATCCGGCCGGTCTGCTCGATGATCAGCGGCTCGGGGTGATTGCTGCAGCTGTATTGATAGAGCGGCATCAGAGTCCGAGGAACATTTCGCGCTCAGCCAAGCGGCGGCGCTGAAGACCGGGGAGGACCCGGCCCGAGGCATAGACCCAGCGCATCAGCTGATTGCCCGCGCCTTGGTAGTCACCGGCATTGAGCTTCTTAAGCAGCGTTGATTCGGCAAAGGCCGTGGCCCCGACATTGAAGACAAAGGACACCAGGGCATCGAACTGAGCCTGATTGAGCGGCACCTTGACGCCGTCATTGATCGCCTTGATTGCCACCGCTGCATCCTGCCGGAGCAGTTCGAGCCCTTTTTGCTTGCTGATTTGTCCCCATTCCTGGCGATCAGAGGCCGTGCAAGGCCCGTGGTGGATCAAATGGCCATATCCAATCGTGCAGTGGCCAACAGGGTCGTTATAGGGCTTCTCATACCAGCCCTCAAACTCGGCGATGAACTTGACCCCGGCATCAGATAGCTCGGTCGGGGCGGTCTCCTTGGCAGCCAGCTTGTCCTTGATCTTGTTGATCCGGCGCTGAGCTACTCGAGCCACCCGCTGGCTGTCGCCGATCTTGATCCGGAGCTTTTGCAGCCGGGCCTCACGCTTGATCAGGCGACGCTTCCAGCGGTTCAGAGAACGCTTGGCCAAGGCCAGCTTGCTCATCCCCACCATCTCCCACGGCCCCAGCCCATCCTCTGGCGGTTATCGACATGGACAAAGCCAGATCCGGGGTAGATGCCAACGCCTCCGGCCCCGAGCTTGTCGAGAAAGGCTCCCCACTCAGCCGGAGATCCTGAAGCGCAAGTGATGTCAGCGGCAACGGCCTGGCCGGTTCGACCCGGCTGGTCATAGATATGGACGCTGTTCGGCTCCCCGCCAACCTGCCGGTTATAGGCGGTATGGCGATAACCCGAGGTGATTGAGACCGGCCCGAACTTGGCCCGCAGCGGCTCTAGGTAAGTGGTGCAGAGATGATCCAAGCCGTCATAGGCCATCGGGGGGACCGGGGTGCCGTCCTTGGTATTGAACTCGGCGTAGCTGAAGTGCTCAGAGGGCCGGCCAGTTGTTGCTTCTTTCTTCAGACGGGCCACCCGCTTTTTCAGCGTTGAGACCTTGTCCCGCGCTTGTAGGGCATCTTCGCTGGCCTCTTCGAGGCTCTGCCTCAGTCGCTTGACTCGGTTGAGGGCTCCATCCCTGACCCCCCGCCAGTAGGAAAGGCGCTCCTTGAGCGTGCTCCCAGTCGGCGGTTCCTTGATCTGATCATCACTCACCTCCCGAAAGTGCTCGGGCCGGGGCTATCTGCGCCATCGTTTTTCTTTTCCTTGGTTATGTCGCCAGCAGAGCCGTCGGGGACGGCTGCTGGCTTCCGCAGAAAATGCTTTAGCGCTAAACAACCGGGAGGGTGGATTGAACGCCCAGCTCTAAAGCGATTGAGCAATCAGGGTGGCGATGACCCCCAGGCTGGTCGAGACGATCCCCAGGGCCATCTTGGCCATCGTGGTCATTCCTTCAACTGAGGTCTGCGATGAGTTCTCCAGGGTCTCTAGGCGCTGCTCGGTTCGGCCCTGAAAGACGGCCATGCGCTGCTGGCTTTCTTCAATATGGGCGATCCGGCTCTTGAGCTCTGAGAAGCCTGAGTGCTGATCCTTGCCGAGCTGCTCCAGACGATGGAGGATCAGCTTCAGCTCGCCTTCTAGATTCGTGGTGCTTTCGGGGCTCACCAGGCCAAGGTACTCAGCTGCGTGCAGTCTGGCGGCACCTTGCTAGCTCGGCGCGGCCCCGTCGCGGGCTAGCGTGCCAGAACGATGACCCGGTATTCAGCACCGCTGGCCGGGGCGGTATCCCAAGTGATGGTCACCGCGTTTGTGCTCGTGTATTCGAGGGCATATCCGGCTTGGATCAGGGCCCAAGGGCTGGCGTTTTCCCGAACGGCCACGATGCAATCGCGGGTGCCCTGGTTATGAGTCACGGTGAAGACCGTCTCGACGGCATCCCCGGTGATTGTCTCGGCATAGGAGGTTGGCAAGCCATTGACTGTGCTGGTCAGGGCATCGAGGTCGCCTTGTTCAGCAGCGCCAATGTCGGCCGGGTCGAGGGGGTCTGATCCGTCGATAGCGTGGCTCGGGGCATGGCCGGCCACTCCAGAGGCGCTCCAGGTCGAGGACTGGCCCCGGCGTTCTATTCCGGCCAAGCGCTGTTCAAGCGACTTCAGGCGCTCGAGGAGCCTGTCTTCGCCGCTGCGGGGAACTCTGTTGGGGCTTTGTCCGTACATGCTCTATTCCATGTATAGGCCCAGCTCAGCCTTTTCCTCTCCGGTCTCGCTCCAGCTGATGTCAATCGAGTAGATCCGCACGGCGACATCCCAGCGCAGCCGGTCGGCGTAATAGATCCGAGCCCGAACCCGGTCGCCCTGGGCGTAGTCGATCAGCGGGATGGGGATTGATCCAACGGTCGAGGGCAGATCTGATCTCTGCGGGGTGATTTCAAAAAGGCGGCGGGGCTTCGACCTCAGGGCCTTGTTCAACTTGACCCACGATTCGCGGAGCCCGACATCAATCAGATCGCCATCAGCGACAACCTCAAAGACTCCGTTTTGAATGATCGAGGCCGGGCTGGTCTCCTTGATCACATAGGGGCTGTTTCCTGATGAGACATGGTTGATGACATTGGCCAGGTTCTCTAGAGATCGAGAACGGAAAGCCGAGGTGACATTGTTTCGGCCGATCCCATACTCAAAGATCACCGAGCCGGTCAGATCAGCTCCGATTAGCGGGGAGCAGGTCCATTCGCCAAGAACCAGGCCCTCGCCATCTTCTTCGAGCTTGGGGACAACGGCCCAGTCAAAGCCGTTCATGGAACCCTCGCCCGATAGGTCAGAAACGGCCTGTGAGATGGTCCGGAAGCCTCCCCAGTTCTTGATCTCCACCTCATCGGTTTCGCTGATCCCGGCCTCTGGAGCCCTGAGCCAAGAGTTGCCGGTCAGGGTGTTGGTGTCCCTGATCAGCTGAGCGGCGATCTGGCCCCGCTGGCCGGAGATCGACAGGCCCGCCTCAGAGCGGCCATCGCCGCCAGCGTTGTCAGCGATCCGGGTTCCCATTCGCCAGAACGGCCCGGCACAGGTGAAACTGGCCGTGGCTTCATCGCCCTCGTTGGCTCCGTCTCGGGCCAAGAGGATCGGCCCAGAGAAGAGGAGCTCCAGATCACCGGTATAGGGGTTGTCCCGGTACAGGGAGACAATCCGAAAGTCAGTCGGCTGGTAGTGGGTCAGCAGGGAATCGGCGGCCTCGAACAGCTCATCGGCCAGGGGGTTGTCTTGCAGCGGCAGATCAAAGCTCAGGGAGGGGGTGCGATTGAGGCCAACGGACAGGCGGCGGTTGCGGGCGCCGTTTAGCTCTCCGAGAACTTGGCCATCCCAGTTATGGAGAAAGAGGCGGGCGGCCATGCTTACTCCCAAGCCGACTGCCAGCGGGTGACCAGTCGGGTGTTTGCTCCATCACCTGAAGCGCCAAAGACAATCGGCACCCCGGCCGACATCGGCGGGATGGTGAAGAAGGTCGAGGCCGAGAAGTCCAGGCCGCCATAGGCGTTCTGGCCGCCATTCAGGAGAACCGTGCGCCGGGCGGTGTCGATCTCCAGGTAGTCGCCATCATCAACGGTCCCGGTGTAAATCAGCTCTTCGCCGGTATCGGAGTTGGTGATCAGGAAATCATCGAACGGGCCATAAATCCAAAACTTGGTAGAGGCCGGAGCGGTGCCGCCGTTGAACAGCTCAGTCGATCCCCCGGCCGTGCTGATCTCGCGGGAATGAACTTCAACCGACTTGATGAACGGATCGCCGGTCTTCAGCGACAGCTGAACCTCTTTGGGCCAGGCATCGCTCACGGTGATATAGGCCGCCGGGCGGAGGTTGGTGACCTCCTTTTCCCAGCCGGTGGCCTCGGTCCAGGAAAGGGTTAGGCCCTCGGTGCCTCTGAGCAGTCCATTGATCCTGGTCAGCCACTCGATCTTTCTGGCCCGCTCGAGCTGGTCATGCTCAGCGATCAGGAGATCAAGGACAACTGAGCGGCCGCCCCGGAACATATCGCCGATCAGGGCGCCGTCTCCAGCGGCAACCTGAGTATCGGAAAAATCAAAGGCGACATCGGTGGTGATCCGGGTCAGGTGGGCCAGGAAGTCATGCTCGCTTGAATCGGGGCCGACAATCCGTGAAGAGCCGCTCGGCAAGGTCAGCTTGTAGGGAAGGCTGGTCTGAAGCATCTCCAGCGATCTTGCCCCGGCTGGCCTTGGCCGCGCCTTGGCTTCGCTTTCTAGGCCAGGTTGTTAGCCAGCTGGTAGCTCAGCGACCGAACCGAGCTGTGCGGGTCATTGGCATCGAGCTTGAACTCGCCATTGAGGACAACGGTGGTGCCGCCCGGCCCCTTGGCCAAGGTCCGGCCGCCCTGGCCGAGGCCCATCTGCATGGCGTTAGAGCCAAAGGAGCTGAACGCCTCATAGCGCATTTCTGATGCCCGGCCCAGCTGCTCAATGAAGCTCATACCCGAGGAGCCCGAGCCAAGGCCCGATAGCTGGCCCAGGGTGTCCTGGATAGCGTCTTGAAGAATCGAGATCTGGGTCTTGTTCTTGGTCTTGCCGAGGCGCCCCCGGAGCAGGTTCAGCTTGGCCTCCAGCTTGGTCTTCATCTTGGCCCGGATTGACTCGACATCGCCGCCGTATCCCCCCTCGGCCAAGGCCAGCTCAGTCTCAAGGGCGGCCAGCTGCTGATCGATCCCCGGTGTCGTTCCATAGGCATCACTACGGATCCCCAGGCGCTCCTTTTCCATCTCCCGGCGGTCGAGCTGAGCTGAGCGCAGGGCCTGGCGGGCCTCTCTTCTGGCCTGTCCCTTGGAGACCTGAACCAGCTTGAGCATCTGCCGCTCGATCTTCTTGTTCATCGAGATCAAGACCCCGTACTCGGCCGAGGTGATCTGGCCTCCGGAAAGCTCAAAGGCTCGGCGTTTCAGATCCATGTCGGCCTGGAGGTTGGAGATCTTGCTGTTCAGGCGGTTGGAGCGCTTGACCCGGCCGCCCTTGGCAAACATCGGAACACCCAGGGCCGAGGCGGCCTCCATCAGATAGCGCTGGTTGGCCTGGCGGTTGCCCTCTTGGCTGATCACCCATTCATCCTTGCCGCCCTCACCAGCAACGAAGAGTTGAGCCCCGCCAGAGTTCGGGCCGACCCGGCCGCCCTCTGAGAAGCCGAGAGCACCGCCAACGGCGCCGATAGCTCCGCCGACCCCGGAGATCACGCCCTTGACTTTGCCGATTGCCCCTTCAAAGACCCCGATGATCTTGTCGAGGACCGCCTTGATCTTTCCGTAGGCCCAGGCAAAGGGGCTGAGGATGGCCTGGCCAAGGCCGCGTAGGGCTCCGGCGATCTTGCCCGGCACATCGCGGAAGAAATCAACGATCCGGCGCCAGTTGCTGAGGATCCAGGGGATCGGGCCCAAGAAGCCCTTCTTGGCCATCTTGACAACGAAATCAGCGACATCGCCAAAGGCCTTCTTGATCCAGTTCCAGACCTTGCCGAGGAAGCTCTTGACCTTGTCCCAGTTCTTGATGATCAGGATTGCTGCGGTGACCAAGACAGCCAGGGCGATGCCAACCGGACCGGTGAGCATCGGGGCCAGGCGCAAGAAAGTGAAGAGGCTCTTGGCCACGGTAAAGAGGGTCTTGAAGACCTTGACAACGCCAAAGAGCTTGATGCCAATGGCCAGGAAGCCAGCCACCCCGGCGATGGTTGCCTGAACCGGGCCGGGGAGACCGGCAAAGGCCTTGACTACTCGAGCGACAGCGATGCCGACCCCCTTGACAACCGGCCAGAGCTTCTTGATGACCGTCCAGACATCTTCGAGGAAGTCACGGAACTGCCCGCCCGATCCGGTGCCTTTTTGCATCTCGGTGATGAACTTCGAAAGGGCGGTGACCCCCTTGTTGAGGATCGGGAGGAGCCTGCCGCCAATGTCTTCAAGGAAGTTTTTCCAAACCATCTGCAGCCGCTGAACTGGGTCAGCCTGAGAAGCGGCCGAGCCACCAAACTGGCTCATCACCTCATCAAGGATGACTCCTTGAGCTTTGACCATCTGGCCGTTCTTGACCATCCCCTCGATCTGAGCTTTTTGCTGATCGGTAAAGGTCACGCCCACGCGGGTCAGGGCGGTCAGCCCCTTGACTGGATCGTTGAGGGCCTTGCCGAGCTGGATCGATGAGGACTTCATGTCCTGGCCCATTGCCGCTGACATATCGACAACCGCCTGTGTGGTCTGGTTGAAGATGTCCTTGCCCTTGCCGCTTTCGTTGCGGATGTTCTTGAAAGTCAGGAGCAGATTGCCAGCAGTCTGGATCTGCTCATCATCAACGGCCGTTTTGTTCGAGATCGCCGTGCTCAGCTCTTCGAGATCCTTGGCAGTGACCTTGGCCACCCCGCCGGTGCTCTTGATCACTGCTTCGGTCTGTTTGGTGACCTTTTCGGCTTCGCGGGCCTCGGTGATTGCTGTCTTCAGTGAGACAGCTAGGCCAGCTCCGATTGCTGTGCCGGCGGCGGCCGCTCCTACCTTGAGGCCAGATTTGAGTTTCGATCCCAGGGCCGATGAGCGCTTCTCCAGCTTGCCCATGCTCCCCTCGGCCTGGCGCATGTCCTTATCTAGGGAGGTGAGGCCCTTGGAGTCATAGGTGAGTTTGACTCGCCCTTCAATAGTGCCGACATCGAACGCCATCTCGGTTGAGTATCTGGCCGGCCTTAGGCGCCGCGCCTATCAGCGCGCATCCGATCCCTCAGGGCCTTGGCCTTTCTCATTGCTGCATGGCGCTGCTGGATCTGTCCAGCTGTGAAGCCATCCGGGATCTCTTCAGGGTCAAATACCGTTTGCGGTAGCTCGATTCCCTGCAGCTGAGCCTGAAAGCGCCGCTCGGTGTCCTCGTTCTTGGCCACTAGGTGCAAGAGGCGCTTGACCTCTTCCCAGGGGGTCTCATAAAGGACTTCGCGCCGGGTGAGGTTCAGTCCAAAAGAGGATCTGGTGAGCTGGAAGACGATGCCGGATCTGATGTCTCGGAGCTCGTCGAGCTCGGCGTTTCCTCTTCGGGCTGGCTCGGTTCGTTGCTCGAGGTCTCCACGAGCCCGCCGAGCTGGCTCTGGATGGTCTTGAGCGTTTCGCCCAAAGGGCCGCCTAGATCCCTCAGCTCTCCAATGACATAGGCAACAACCTCGGCTGCCAGGTGGATGAAGTCGGCCGGCTTGAGCTTCTGGGTCAGCTCGGCTCGGTAGTCGAGCAGCTGAGCCTCAACCGTGTTTGTTTTGACTGCCTTCTCTAGGCGACCGGCCGGCATCATGGTCACGGCCACGGCCATGATGATCTCGTTGGCGCAAGCGTCATAGACCTCGGGGAAGACCTTGCCGAGAACAGCCAGCATCGGGGCTTCGCTGGGGAATGAGAACTGGATCGGCTCCTGCTTGAGCGTCTCCGGCGTGATGTCGAGGGCAGATATGGCCTCCTGATCTTCTGAGCTCAGGTCCTCGTAAAAAGTCCATTCCTGAAAGTCAGCGCTGAGCCGTTCGGTCAGGGCGGTCTGCTCCTCTTCGCTCAGGCCTTCGTAATAGGCCTTGGAGACAAAGCCCTGGGCCTCGCCTTTCAGATAGTCGATCCGGGCATCATTGACCGTCTCCATCAGATCGGGAACGCGGTTCAGTACGCCCTTGGCCAGCCTGATCAGCTGGAGGACCTGCTCGGTGGAAAGCTCAGGAAGTTCTACTGTGCGGCCATCGCTCGGAAGGGTGACCTGTTTTGTTGTTTCGCTCATAAAGCGAAACTAGGCCGGGGGCCCCTGGTCTGACACTCGTTTCGCTTAGGAGCCGACAACCGGGGCCGAGTCATACTCATCGGCATCGGTGTTCTTGTGCTCGACGGTCAGAGCGGCCGTTCCATCATCGGCCTCTTCGACAGCGCCAGCAATCGAGATCTCAGCCGCGCCGCCTTCAGGGCTCGGGGTGATCTCATCATCGGTGGTCATGGTGACATTGGCCAGCGTGTAGGAAGCGCTACGGAGAGCCGAGGTGGCGCCATAGCTCCAAGACCAGGCCAGGGCGCCCTTGAGTTCATCGCGGGTGATGCCATCGCCTTCAGCCGGGACGGCCGATCCATACTGGATCTGGTTCCAGAGGGCCAGGCCGTCTTCATCAACTAGGAAAGTGCCGGCCACTTCGATGCTCGGCTCGCCGCTCACGATGTCATAGGCCGAGACATCATCGGAGAAGTACAGCTCCTCACCAGTAGCCACGGAGAGGGCCAGCTGGGAGACATTGCGGAAAGTGTCGCCATTGACCTCAACCGAGCCAGCGATGTCGGTCCAGACATAGGGCTCAGACTCATCGGCCGGGTCATCGGTCGGAGTCGGGTCAGCGGCCTGGGCGGCCTCAACGGTCAGGCCAATCACGGTGGCCTTGATCGTGACCGGGTCATCAGAACCGGCCGAGCCCTCGAGCTCGTAGCCGACAACGCGGCAGTCAATGAACTTGTCGCGGAGAACCGTGTCCCCGGTGCCGATCCGCTGCACGAAAGTCAGCCAGGCCGAGTCATCAGCCTCAGAGGTCAGGGTGTGGGTATAGGGGGCGCTGGATCCGGTGACCGTGTCGTTGGTGTGGATGCAGCTCTCAACGAAGGCCAGGGCCTCCGGAGTGGCTAGAAGGGTGATCTCGCCGCCAACGGCCGTGGTCTTCTTGAAAGAGATCTTCTTGCCGAAACGCTTGCCATCGAGGAAGCGGCGCATGGCCGATTCGCTCTTGGGGGAGATGCCGCCCTCAATCAGCGGGAGCCTCTTCTGCATGTCGGTTGCGGCAACACCCTTGGTGGTCTGCTTGCCTACCCAGAGTGCTCCTGCGTCGCGTCGTAGTGCCATCCCGGTGATCTTGCAGGGGCGGCCACGGTCTGCCGGGGATCAGTCCTCGATCAGATAGTCAGAGCGCCGAAGGCCGACCCGGAAGCTCATTGTGTAGGTCACGCCGGGGCCGGGGTAGCGCCAGGGCACGCGGGTCGGCTGCTCAATCAGGGTGCAGTTAGAGACCAGGAGATCTCCGAGCAGGGCGTGGATCTTGTCATCGAGGGCCTCGGCAATCTCTTGGCAGAGGTCGATTCCGGTCTTGGCATCGGCCGAGCGAACCTCGATGCCGATCCCCCGGACTTCTCGGAAGCCCTCAAAGCTCTGGGTTGGCTCGCCGCCCTGGTAGGTGACATTGACAACGGCCGAGACCTCTTCGCCGTTGTTCTTGGCCACATCGTCTGGAGCCGGGCAGCCTTCGGGCGCTTCAACAAAGCAAGGGGGCAGGGGGGCTAGCTCGACATTCTCCGGGGCGCGGGTGATCCCCTGGTCGATCAGCTCTTGCCGGATCTCGTTGGCCAAGTAAAGGCGGGTCATGGATTGATCATGTCCTCCGCTTGAGCTGTTGCTGGATTGCCCGTTCAATGAACTGGCGGTACTTCAAGGCGTTGTCCTTCAGCGGCTGCTCGAGGTATTTGGCCTGGCCGTTGATGTGCTTGAAGTCGGTGCGCTCGTGCTGCACCTCGGCATAGGGGACATCAAAGATCACATTGACCGCTACCTGGGCTGACATTGTTCCCGGCCGTCCGGCCTTGAAGCCAACGGCGTTTTCGATCTCCCAGCGGGCAGATTCTCGGAGCGGTCCGTGCTTCTTCGGGGCCAAGCGCTGAGCCTTTCCGGTCAGGTCAGCTCCAACGATCTCTAGAGACTGGACGATGCCTTCTTTGATGGCCCGGTCGGCCGGGTCGATCCCTCGGTAGGGCTTGCTTGCCATAGCCCGAAGCTAGGCGCCTAGAGGATCGCTGCGGGGGTCAGGACACAGCGGCAGCTCGGATGAAAGGGCGGCAGATCATCCAAAACCTCATAGCCAGGGGTGGCCCCGTCTAGTGAGTAGGTGTTGCCATTGAACTCGGCACAGATCTCACAGGCCCCCTGATGGTCATCAACTGTGTAGAGGTCAATGCCATTGGCCCGGAGCCGGTTGGCCATCCCTTGCGTTGCTGCCTCTCGGGTCGTGGTTCGGGCAACCATTCGGGCGTACTTGTCGAGCTGATAGTTGCGGCCGTTGATCGGAACCAGGCGCAGCCCGCCATCGACCCTGGTGATCCCGGCACGGGTCAGGGCCCGCTCCAGCCGATCAGATAGGTCCAATCTGGCTTCGCCCGCAGCAAGTGAGGCGGTGGTCTGCTCAAGGGCAATCGAGCGCAAGGCATCATCAACCCGGCGGCCGACCAAGATCTCGGTCTGCTCAAACTTGCTGACAATGTTCTCGGCCAGGATCCGCACGGCGTCAGAGTCACGCGGGCCGATCAGGGCGTTGAGCTGGCTGTTGCTTAGGCCTTGCTTGCGGAGCTTGCGGAGGATGAAGTCAGCCCCGGCCTCGTAGCCCTTAGCGGCAAGAGCAACCAGGGCTGGCCGGGCCTGCTGCTGAGCCTTGGCAATCAGCACGGCAACACGGGCCTGGCGCTTTTGCAGATCGGCAACGGTGTCCCCCAGAAACCCGGTCGAGGCAGCGGCATCGATCTCGGCTTGGAGATCCTTGTCCAACTGGGCGTAGATCTTCACCAGGTAGGCGGCAGCCCGATCCGAGGGCAGAACAACAGGCTTGGCCATCAGCTGACCTCGATCTGCAGCTCATATGACTGCCCGGCCCCCAGTTCGACCCCTTGGCCATGCAAGGAAACGCCGGCCACTTTCCAGATTTGCTCTTCGCCCTGATAGGTCACCTCGACGATGTCCCCGATCTCGATCTGGCAGACGGTAGGGCAGATCAGGCGTTTCTCCTCGAGCTCATCTCGGCCGTCCGATGAAGACTCCAAGCGCTCATTGATTGCCGTGACCCAGGCCCCGCGCTGACCCTCCCATTTGCTGACTAGCTCTTCGGGGCCATCGCCTGAACCGGAAAAAGAATCAGTGAAAGAGTCGCTGAGAACCGGAGCGGCGGAAACCTTGGTCAGCGTGGCATTGGCCTGAGAAAGAACCCCGGCCATGTCTAGAAGTCCTCGAACTTCAGCTCTTTGAACTCTTGCCAGCTCAAGCGGCGACCCGATCCGATCCGGCGGGTTGGGGTGAGTCCGGCCTGGCGCAGATATTCCTTGGCCGTGTCGGCGTACTTTGGCCGGCGACCCTTGCGGGAAAAGCCCTCGCCGCTGGCCTCCTTGTATTCCCGAACGGCCATGAACTCCTCGGCATTAGGACCAAGCAACCGGCGATAGCGGATCTGCTCAGCAACCGCCCGAGCGAGCAGGGCCCGCGCCTTGACTCCCAGGGCATCCGGGTTGAGCTTCAGGCCGGTGGCTTCCTGAAAAGTAGAGACGGCAACCAAGACCAGATCGGTATCGAGCTCAGCCAGCCTGATCTCTTCATTGGTGCAGGTCCCCTCAGGGTCTCCTAGGTAACCATCGACAGCCTCTGGCTCTGCATAGGTGGGCGAGTACTCCGGCATCTGTCTGAAGTTATGCCGGCCCCTGAGAGGCGCGCCGATGCCTCTTCGACCGGATAGGCGAACATCGGCCAGCCGGGGGCTCTCAGGGCCTCTCAGCCCCCGGAATGGCAAAGAAAAGGCCGCCCGAAGGCGGCCCTTTCAGTGCTTGTTCCGATAGATCAGGAACCCGAGGGGATCACGATCCGGCGGAAGGCGCGGGGGTCAGTGGCATACACGTTTCCGTAGGAACGGAACTTGGCGTACACGCGGTCGGTCTCGAAACCGGAGACCCCGTCCATGCTGGCGACCCGAGACAGCTCGGACTCGACATCAGCGTGGATCAGGACCCGGAGGGTCGAGAAGTCACCGACAACCATGACGGTGCTGCCGCTCTCCTCGTCGCCAAGGCGGGCGAGGTTGTGCGAAACGGCCGAGTTCAGCCCATACAGGGCGTCAGCGGCCTGGTAGAGAGGCGCGTTGGTGGTGGTGACACCGCCTGCCTCGGTCGAAGCAACGCGGGCATCCCGGAGGGCCTGCGGAGCATCGGCGGGGATGAGGACACTGTTGGCCTGAAGGCCGGTCTCCTCGTAGATCTCACCCATCGCCTGCGAGACAGCCTGTCGGATGCCATCGCCGGTGTCGGTGAGCTCGACCTCGTCCGAGACGCTCGACGCAAAGTCGAACTCAAAGGACGAAGCAGCGGCTGAGCCGTTCTCCAAACCAAGGAGGTTGGAGTCCCAGGCCTTGCCAAAGGCACGATCAACACGCGCCTGGATCTCGGCATCAACGCCAGCGACGCTCTTCACCGAGCGGAGGAACTCATCGGTCCAAGAAAGGGCGAGCCCGATCTTGACCAGTTCCACCGTCTCAGCGTCGAAATCGACGCCCTGCAGCGAGTATGCCGAACCCTCGGAAACGGTCGAGGCCGAAACCTCTCCCGTGATCTTCGGGTAGTTGAAGGTCTGCAGCCCGGTACGAACAACGCCTCCAGCCTGTTGGGCCAGAGTGATTGCACCTACCTCGTGCAGAACCGAAGGGCTGATGAGTTCGAGATCTACCCGACGGACGACAGCCCCACCGTCCTCAGGATTACTGATCTGCTGTGGTATTCCCATAGACCTGAATGTGTGCCGGGCCTCTTGGTCTGCCCGGCCAAGAGAAAACGCCCCGGTCAAGGGGCGCTCTCTCTGGGCTTTGGGCTGTGGGTCTGGGCTTACCGGCCGACGAACTTCAAGGCGTCGGAAAGGATTGCCTGGGCAGCGCTGGCACCATCGGCCGGCTGCTCAGCGTTGGAACCATCGCCAACGCTGCTGGTCTGCGCGGGTCCCTTAGGCGCTTCGGCCTTCAGGTAGTCACGCTCGTTGAGAACAGTCGAGACTGCCTCGGTGATGTCCTCCGGGGTCAGATCTCCAGAGAGATCAACGAACCTGAGGGCATCGCTGGGGTCGCGGTAGCCCGCAGTTGATGCCGCCGCTAGGGCGACCTGCTTGCGCTGCTCCTGCACCAGCTGAGTCTGGAGGGCTTCGGCCTGAGCCTTGGCCTCCTGTGCTTCCAGCTTGGCCCGCTCGACCTCGTCAAGCTCGGACCGCTTGCGCTCCTCTTCGGCCGCCTGGATCTGCTCCAGTCGGGCCTCGAGATCCGAGATCTTGGCCGAAGCCTTCTCCCGCTCCTTTTGCAGGGCGCTCACCGGGACCGTGTGCTCAGCAACGGTCTCAGTGTTGGTCTCCTCAGAGACTGGCTCAGGCGCAGCTTCGCTGGCCGGGGCCTCATTGTTTGTCACTTCTTCAGACATGCTCTTGTCCTATTTCTTTGGCCTCTTGTTTCGCTCTTGATTTCGGGAAGCGACTCCCGCCGGAGGGCCAAGGCCCGGACACCCGCTCTATCGCTCGCGGTCAGCTAAAGCCACAGTGCCCGCAACAAGAAGGGTTGCGCCGTTGTTGTGCATATCCTCTGGCGCGCTTACGGAAAGGCAAGAGCAAAGAGGAGGAAGCATGGGCGGCCAAACGATGGCTCAATGGACAACCAACTGGTTCCCGGTCTTTGACCAAGAGAAGTTCCTCAGCTCAAATGCCAGCGGTCAAATCATGGGCAGCGCGGAAGGCCACAATGGCCTGGTCCGAATCTTCGACCCGCCCGCCCTCGATGACTTTCGGCCGGTATATGGCTGGTGGAACGATCCCGACCCCCTAGAGCTCTGGGACCTGCACGAGACGGTCTCAACCGGAGGAGGAAAACTGACCGAGGCTTGTCAGGACGAACAGTACGAGCCGAACGCTTTTGAGTTTCTTGAATGCTTTGTCCCGGCCGGGACCCCGCTGCTCCTGATCGAAGAGAGCTGGCTGCCCCTACGAGATGGAGGGGTGACCGATTACTCATGCGCTGGAGCCCACTGGCTGGTTGGAGACGATGAGGATGACATCATCGACACCGGCGGATCTCCTCGGGAAATAATCGAAGAAGCCAAGAAGCGCTGGCCCGATAAAGAGATCCACCCGCCCCGCTAGAACGAAGAAACCCGGCTCATTGGCCGGGCTCTTCGGTGAAACCCCTAACTGGGGGAGGGGAAATCTGGTCTAGCGATCAATCAAGAGGCCGTTGTCCTCGAGCCATTGAAAGGCCTCCATCCTGACGGCCGTGTCATCGGCCTCGATGAACCGGGACTCGAGGTTGATCAGGGCCTGGCGGACCTGGTACGGCTCAACCGGGCCGCGTCGGGTCAGCTCGCGGAGAGTGTCTCCAACGGCCTCGTTGCCAGCATCGCTGAACATGGCGAAATCGTCTGACAAGTAGGTCTTCTTTTCGGTGGTGATCTGCATCATGGGCTTGAGCTCCTTTTGGTTAGTGGTCTTCACAGAGACACCGTAGGTCACCCCCAACTAGCGCACGGCGTTTTTCAGCTTGGGCAGTATTCGTCGCCTTGAGGGGTCTAATGCGCGGTATTCCTCACCGAGTTCTTGAAGGCGGCCGCTTAGAACCCGAGGTCGGCCAGGATCGAGGCGGTATCCGGGGCAGCAGCATTGGCCTGGCTGGCGGCCTCTCTGACTACCTCGCCCTGTTCGTCCTTGATCCGTTCGATCTCGGCCGAGATGGCGTCCTCTTCGGCATCGCCCATGACCATCCGGACCGCCTCATCAATCGAGATGGCTCCGGCCGAGCGGAGATCCCGGACGGCCGTGGCGACTTCCCTGATGTCCTCGGGCATGCCATCGGCCAGAGAAACGGTCAGCGGGGCGGCCAGGTCATTCCATTGGGCGGCCGGCTTGCCCTCGTAGTTCTGAGCATCAAGAGAGCGGGCCACGCTCAAGAGCTGCCTCAGCCCGTCTTCCCAGAGCATGGCCTTGCCAGCGTGCTCAACCAGGGTGTGATGCATCATCAGCCGCCGGGCCGTTCCCGACTCAGCGCCGCCCTGGACATTCCGGCCGAGAGACTGCGGAGCAAAGCCAGCGGCCTGCAAGGTCAGGTCAATCAAAAAGTCCTGGTACTTGGCAAAGGTCTCGGCCCTTACCTGGGGCTGGATGACCTCGAGCAGCGGCTTGTCATCATCGCCGCCCTCTTCCAGGGTCACCGGAACAACGCGGGTGCCCTCGGCCAGATTGCCGGTTTCGGAGAGGAGGTCCTGGCGGGCAAAGATGGTCGCCGCTGAAGCGCGGGCATCATCCTGAGCCATGGTCAGGGCCTCGTTGGTAGCAAGCAGGAGATCCTCGATCCCGGAAAGGTCAGAAATGCCCAGCGGGCTGTTGGCTCCCAAATGGTTCGGGATATACACGGCATCCAGCTCCTCGATCCCGGTTAGAAGCTCCGAGGCCAGCCCGGCCGTCTGCGGTAGTGACTCAAGGCCGACCTGCTTGCCCAGTTCAGTACGCGTGCCCCGGTAGAGCTCATTGATGATCCGGCCAGGCTCATGGCGCTCAAGCAGGCGCCAGACTTCAGCGGTCCCGTCCTTGCCGCCCTCAGAGAACTCCGAAACAAAGGTCACGGCCACTAGCTCGTCATCGTTGGCGAACTCGGGAACGGCCCGGCGCTCAGAGATAAAGCGAACCAAGGCCCCCTTCTGGCCACGCGGGGTGCGGGTATCGACATAGGCCAGGCCATAGATCCCGCCAACACAGCTGGCCCCCTCGGCCGCCCTCTTCAGCTTCGAGTAGAGCCGGTTCAGCTCGACCAGCTCTTGTAGCCGCTCCTGATCAGCCTCATCCTCAACAGTGATCCGGGGCGTCTCACCAAACAGGAGATTGGCCGAGGTGCGGTTGATCCTCTGGGCTAGAGGCACGGTCAGGTATTGCGGGGTGCTGCCGCCAATGCCCTCTGCCCGTTCCCGCCAATAGTCCTTGTCATCAGAGGCCAGGCGCTCATAGTGCTCAGCAAACTCCCAGCGGGCCACGATCTGAGGCGGGGCCCAAGAATGCCAAGTGTTCCGGCCGAGGAGCTGGTTATTCACCCAGCCGATAGAGCGTTCAACGATTGCCATCCCCCCGAAGTTATGGCCGGGACCAGGGGGCGCGCCTAGGCCTGGCTTACTAGCTGAAGATGCCCTTGAAGTCCTTGAGAAGATCGACCATCTGTTCGTGGCTTACGCCCGACTGCCTGACAACCGTGAAGTCCGGGCCATCCCCGTTGCTGAACAGCAAGAACTCGTACTCACCTGGCAGAACCTGCTCCCAGTGGTAGAGCAAGTTGGCTGGCCCGTCCTTAAGAAAGAGGTTCAACAGGCCAAAGCCCGAAGGGTTCTCAAGCCAATCCAGACCCGGTTCATCAATCCCGGTCTTGGCAGCCAGGTACTCGGCCATGTCGGCCAGCTCGTCCCGGTCTTCACGGATCAACGGGCAGACGGCATCGACCTGACCAGAAACCAACACCATCGGATCGCCAACGGTGATCTCAACCCCGGCATTGGGACCAAGAAGCAAGCCCAGCACTTGATCAGCAAACAGCTGCCCCTCAATCTCGGGCTGCAAGATCCCAAAAACCGACGCCATCGTCTCCCCCTTTTCGACTGAACGGCGGGGAGCCTACTTGCTTTGAGTCTTCTTCTTCCTCTTGGCCTCAGCCGCCAGGATCTCCTTGGTCTCGCCTGACTTATCGGCCCACCAGGCCATCCGGGCCTTGGCGATCTCCATGTATTCAGACTCCCGCTCAATGCCAATGAACTCGAAGCCCTCAAGACCAGCAGCAATCCCGGTAGTGCCTGAACCCAAGAAAGGCTCGAGCACCGTTCCCCCCGGAGGAGTGACCAAGCGGCACAGATAGCGCATCAAGTCAATCGGCTTGACCGTGGGATGAGCGTTCTTATCTGTGCCAGCATTCCTCTCACCCTTGCTGGCCTTGGCTGAGTAGAAGAACCGAGAAGCGCCGCCAGAGTCTGTTCCGCGCTTTGGATTAGCGTCCGCCTGCCCCGAAAACTCACCGTATGCGGTCCGGCTAGTGTCACCGCCTCGCCGCTTGGGATTGGCCCCGCTCTTCCGTTCCCCGCTCTGCTCATCGAGTAGTTCTCCAGCCTCTTCATCAAAGATCACATTGGCCGGCCACCGACCGTTCTCCTTGTAGGTGCCTATCTCAGTCCCGATGAGCGCAGCGGCCCCGAAGGCCCCCTTGACGGCCCCATCGCTATGTTGCTGCCGCTGCTTTCGGTCGAAGCTCACCTCCCCGTCCTCGTAGGGCAGGCGGCACCCGTCAATGTTCAGCGCCCCGGTGCCGTGCTCTTGGACATTCTCAGCCACTGTTCCCTTGAACGGCTTACGGGCCACAACGATTGGCTCATGCGCGGGCTTCAACGCCGTGCCCCAGCCCTCCCACTCCTTAGCCGCCTCAGTCGCCGGGGCGGTCAGATTTAGATCTACTTGCGAGCGGTCTTTGCCTTGTCCGGGAGCGACTGCCAGCTTTGCTTGCGTCTTCTTTCCGGTCACCTCTCGTTTGAACCAGTTTTCGCCGGGTTGGCCTTTCCGGCCGTTGAGCTCATAAAGGAGGCGCTGGATGTCTTCGGGGACTTCTTCTGGCTTGACGCCGAGAACCTCTAGAAGCTTTGGCACTTGCTCAAGGGTTGGAACGGCAGGTGGCCTACCCGGAAGGTCATCAATGTTCAGCCAGCCTTGGGCGATGTTCTTTGCATCAAATGCTTTGTCTAGATCAGATCTTTTGAGCCCGCTTTTCGTGAATGCCTTATAAAGCCAGCCCACTACTTTGAGGATCTCTTTCTTGTCGTCTCGCTTCTTGTCGATGGCCTTGCCGACATTGAGGGATTTTGGGAAACCAGATCCGTAGAGCCACATGATCTGGTCGCGGATCTCGAAGCCCGCGTCCTCGACCCCGGCGGCCAGGCGGTGATAGGTGCGTGCGCCGCCAAAGGCCAGGAGATATCCGCCGGGCTTTAGAACTCGAAAGGCTTCAGCGGCCCAGAGGCTGCACCATTCCTGGAACTCATTGCCGCCTTTGACTGGCCCGGCATAGTGGGCCGCGCTTCCGAAGGCTGAAGATGAGCGGGCCTGTTTCCGGCCGGGCCTTGATGCGCTGTCTGGGCCGAGATCCTTTCGGGTCTCTTTGTCCTTTTCGGCGGCCTCTTTGATTGCCTTGCCGTCCCACTCTTTGCCCATAAAGCCGATGCCATATGGGGGGTCAGTCACGATGGCATCCACTGAGGCGTCAGGCAGCTTGGCCATCTCCTCGATGCAATCGCCTTGAAGTAGTCGGGCCTTGCTCACCCCCTGAACCTGCAAGAGGGACGGCCGGCCGGGCCATCGTTTCGCTTATTCCTGGCCGGCCGTTATTGGCCAATGGGCGCAAATGCGACAACCGTTGCGAAATCGTTCCGGTATGGCCTTTGGGCCGACCTACTTTTCGGGCACTGAAACCCCAATGGGGCCAAAGAGCCCCGGAAAGAAGGAAAAATGATCGAAGTAAGTCAGAAGCGGATCAATCAGGTCATGAATGAGCTGATCGACACCGAGGCGGTTGCCAGTGTTTGGCAGGTGCTTTCACAGGACAGCTTCAAGTCGGCCGGCCATCGGGTCCCTGATGGCGTCAGGCTGACTGGAGAAGCATTCAGTGACCCCGTCCGGGCGACTATCAGCTGTGCTTTGGCTGCCCAGGCATTCCAGGAGATCCTCAGGCATACGGCCAAGAAGCTCAAGAAGGGCAAAGTGCCTCTGGATACCGGGGTTGCCATGTATGTCTCGGTTTTGGATCCATCCGGGAAGACCAGCCAGTCTGGAATGAAGCCGATTCAGGCCAGTGAGCTTCTCCGATGCGTCAGCAACCGGAAGGCCAGGATCTTGTCTGAGTCCTTGGTCAGTGACCTGCTGAGCGATTACCTGGGGGACTTCTCCGAGATCGGGGTTGTCACTGTCGTGATCGAGCCTCACAGCGAAGAGGACCTCGAAAAGCTCGGGCAGCATTTCTCGGTGATTGACATGCAGGTCATCGAACAAGATGCTGATGAAGCAACCGTTGAAGAGGCCCTGGCCTAGTCAGCCTGGCGGTGGGCGTTTTCCCACTGCTTGCGGATCAGATTGACGGCGGCAATGAGACTGTCGAGGGTGTGTTGCTCATCGGCTTTCTCAAGGCCGCCGTCTTTCCCGACTTTGGCCTCTTTCATCTGCTCGATCAATAGGGCAGCATCATCGGGGCAGATCCCCAAGACGCCATAGCGCTCTTCGGCCGGTAGGTCAGCCTGCTCGGCCGTTCTCCTGACCAGCGTTCTGATGAACTCGACATTGCGCCGTTTGTTCTTGGAGAAGCTCACGGCATAGGACTGCCGGACCTCTTTGCGGTAGATCCTCTTGAAGCTCTGGTGAGCCTGGGCCCCTGATCCTCCGGGGTCATAGAGGACTCGATCAACGGCCGGGCCGAGGTTGGCCGCCTCGTTCATCATCTCGTTGCTGGCCGACTCAGCATCCATGTTGGTTAGCTGATCAGCTCGAGCGATATAGATCTGAAAGCGGGCCAGGTCCCAGCGAAGACACCAGCCCGTACCAGCGAAGCCCCAGTCAATCCCGAGGTCTTGGAGATCGTCTTTCGGGGTGAGCTTCCCGGCCTTGCGCTCCTTGGTCCATTCCCGGCCGAGGTTGGCCACGGCCAAGACTCCATCGGGATCGAAGGCCGCCCCGCTGAGATCGCCCTGCATTGCCTCTTCTGGGGTCTCCGGGTACTCGGTCTGAGCGGTGGCCAGGCCATAGATGGCCACTTGCTTTTCGAACCAGTCCTGATCTCGGCCGGGTCGAGCGCTTCGGGGAATGAATAGGGGGTGAAAGCCATTTCTGCCCTCTTGGGCGTTGTCCCAGATATTGGCGAAGTGCGCCCCCTTCCCGTGTCGGCCGCCGGAGCTAGAGCCGATGATCAACCGGCCGCCGCCCTCAATCGTTGGCATCGCTGCCTGAGCAACCTTCTCCGGATCGGCCGAGCCCTCATATCTGGCGAACTCGTCAAGGAAGAGGACCGCAACGGTCTCTGATCGGGCGGCCTCGTTAGGCGGTAGGGCCACAATGGATGAACCCCGCTCGGCCAGCTGAAACTCTTTGGCAGTGTCCAGTCCTGGCCGGCCCTTGGCGTCCTTTGACTCCGAGCCAATCGGAACGGCCAGCCAAGGGGCCTGATCCTGCAGATAGGTGAAGATCGAGCGGATATCCCGGAGCAGCTTGCTGGCGTTATCCATGCGGTTAGAGATGGCCACCAGGCGGCTATTCCGGCCGGCGTCAGAGTAAGCGGCCAGCCAGGCGAAGTAGTGCAGCACTAGGAGGGTGAAGCCATAGCGCCTGGTCTTGAGGACGATCAGCTTGTCGTGCTGATTCAGGGCCGGGGCCAGCTGGTCTTGCTGAGCGGGCCACATCTCTAGGGGCAAGCGCTCTCCACCCCCGGCCGGGACATGGCTCCCGTAGTTCTCGATGAAGTAGGCCCAGCCGGTTATCGGGTTCGAGACCCTCGAGCGCTCTTCTTCAGCGAAAGCCAGATATGCCATCGGATCAGAGCGCAGCAGGTCAAGTTCAGCGGGACCCATCTTCAAGACCCGGTTGGGGGGTAGGGATCCGGCCGACATCCCGGCCGTTATGGACGATGCCTGATCTGGCTTATCGCTCCCAGTAGACGCGTTCGAGCTGAAAACCTGAGCAGCTCCAGGGTTCATTGGTCATCCCCGGCCTCGATCTCGACAACCTCAGCGTCAATAGGCTGATTTGCCTCTTTTGAGTCATCGCCAGAGGCCAGTTCCGGGGCCTGAGAGCCGCTGTGAAGTGCCCGCGCCTGCTCCAACCTCCGCTGGGCCGCCTCGATCTGCTGAGGGGTCTGAGGCAGCAGCTGATGCTCATGGCCAATCGAGCCCTCATGAGTGACCTTTTCAGTCTTGCCCCAACGGTCTTTGAACTTTCGCTCCAGGTACCAGGCCGCCGCCTGCCAAGTTCCCTCATTGGCCGCGCTCTGGATCATTCCGATGGCCTCGGCCTCAGCAACCGCTTCGGCTTTTTTGACCTCCTGCCAGAAGAGCCAGAAGGGCAGCTCCCGCTCATCAGGGGCTGAGCTCCAATCCGGGCGAAGATCCGGCCGGGCTCGACGCTGACGGTCGGTCAGCTCGTTCCACTCATCAACCGCGTCATCCCATTCCTCGCAGGCCTGGCTGACATCTTCGCCACGCTTCATCCAGCGAAAAAAGGTCCGGGTGCCAATGCCTGCCGCCCCGGCCGCCGTTGATGCGTAGTTGCCCTCGCGGATCAACCTGACGATCCGGTCTTGCTTGTCCTCGTTCAGCTTGCTTTCTCTTGGCACCTTCCGAAACTAGGGGCCAGAGGTCTATTGGCGCAGGTATTCACCTAGGAGCCGAAAAACGCGGCGCGCCTCCACATACCCTTGGCACGCTCAGCCAATGGACATCAGCCCGAAGGATGAGCTGGAGCACCTGCTGAAAAGGGTGGCCATCAGATCAGCAACCAAGCTGCCGTGCTCAGTGATGCTGGACCGGGGAGCGCTTGATGATCCGGGCCGAGAGTTTGAGACCTTTGATCTGTTCTTCGCTATGCCAGCCGCTGTTGGAGATCGGATTGACCCCGACACCGTTGATGGCCATGAGCTCTTGGACTCATTGATTGAAGGCTCGTGTGAGCTGATCCTTGATCGCTTCAAGCAGCTCTTGCCGGGCTTTGATGGCCCGATCAGCACTATCGGCCTATCAACTGAGGTTGAGTGGGCCTTTGGCTCTGAAGTCCTCGAGGCTGAAGCGATGCTCGGGGATTTCTGGGACGAAACAGCCATCCCCGGCCGCCTGACCTTTTACGCCCGCTATGTCGCCCCGATTGATCAGCAAGCCGGCCGATGCCGAACCGCTCCGCCGCCCAAGCTGCCAACCCCTACCCGGCCAGCCCCCTGGGCGCGGGAAAGTGAAGCCGAAGAAGAACTCAGAGACCCGCCGCTCAGCTGGTTCGAGCCCTAGGCCAACTCAGGCAGCGGTCTTGGCAATGACCAGGGACTCATTGGCCTGAGAGCCGGTATCCGGGATCCGCTCGGTAAAGACCAGGTGCGCGGCCCCGCCCCAGAACTCGATCTGAGTCACGCCGCCGGGGCTCTGAAGAGTTTGGCCGATTCCAGGAAATGTGTAGGTCGAGGTGCCAGATCGGGCCGATCCACCGCCAAGCATGGTCCAAGAGCTCCCGTCCTTCCGGTAAAGCCAGATACCAGCTTGGTTGATGCTCATCCCTGGTCCTTGGCCGCCAAGGGCAATGAACTCTTTGCCGTCGTATAGGCGATATCCCGACTGTCTGGCATTTGACCCGGCCTGGGGCCGGTCGTATCGAACTCGATCCCAGGTCGATCCGCTCGTGTTCTTGGCGATGTAGAAGTACTGCTGATCATCGGCATAAGAGACTGGAAGGCCTTGCCGGTATCGGCTGAAAGCAAATGCCCCGACTCCATCAACAACCCGCAAGCCATTCATCACCAATCTCAGGTTCGAAGACTCAGCAGAAGAGCGAAACCAATCCGTATCCGATGAAGCCACAGTCGAAAAACCTGACCCTGGCGCGTAGGTATAGGTGATCCCGGCCGCTATTCCAGATTGAAAAAGCCAAGCCTTGCTGCCATTCGAAACAATCTGCTTGGGTCCATCGGCATTGATTGCGAAGTCCGGCATGCGGGTCCAGCTGTTGCCGTCCAGTCTGGCCACGGACAGGCGCTCGGCCTGGGGGTACTTGTCCTCATTCCAAAAGAAATACAGCGAGCCGTTGATCTCAGCAAAGTTCTGCTCTGAGAATGAGAGGTTGTCGCGCCGCCAGGGTGAGGTTGAACCCAAGCCGCTCGGAGTCATGTCAGTCCAGGTTGTCCCTGATCCTGAGTAGCGGTAAATCTTGACCCCTAGGGGTGAGAAAGATGAAGCGCCGGTCCATATCCCCCCGCTGGCTGCAAAGTAGAGATCACCATTCCAGCTAAATAGCTGGCTGAAACCAGAGACCGAGTGATTGAGATCTCTCTGGAATGTTGAGTCCTCGGCTATCTCCTCCCAGGACCCATCTCCTTTTTGACGACAGATGATTGGGATCTGCAGCTGCTGGTAGCTGCCGCTCACTAGGCGATAGCTCAAGGCGATTAGCTGGCCAGCGTTTCTAGTGATCACCGGGCTGTTGATAGCCGGCATCGGGTTGATCTCCGAAGCGCTCCCAGATCCTTGAAGCGTTGTCCGACTGACAACTGACCAAGAGCCCGAGGGAGCCGGATCAAACTCCTCTTCATGGTCATGAACGACTGGCAAGACCAGCGCCATGAGCTAGGCCCTTTCTGCCTTGTATCCCAGATAGCAGCGGCCGGAAACGCCCTCGACCCTGACTTCATAGAGATCGCCGTTGGCCAGGGTGACTGGGAGTGATGCTGAGCTGCCGTTCTTGCGCCGCCATTCAACCGTGCCGGTGCCGTCTTTGAGCTCGTTGCTGAGAACGATTGAGAAGCCGGAGCGATTGAGGAAGCCCAGGGTGCGGGCCTCGGTCCAAGGGCCAAGGGATAGGCCAACAGGGGCATCAGCGCCGTCAGCGCCTGCAGAGCCGTTGCTCCCGTTCGCCCCGTTTGTTCCTCGGGGGCCTTGCTCTCCTTGCGGTCCAGCCGGGCCGGTGTTGCCGCGCTCGCCCTGCTCGCCTCGAGGGCCAGCCGGGCCAGTTGCTCCCTTCTGAGCAAAGAGGCCCCACTTGCCCGCCCCTGATCCCGGCTTGTTCGAGTTCGAGGCGGTATGGGGATCGGCACAGATATAGGTCGAGCCCTCGTAGCGGACCAGATCGTTGTCTGAGTAGGAGGTGCCGGAGTTCCAAGCGCCGCGCCAGACTCCGACTTCAACCGCTGAGGTCATGTCCTCGCCGCCGGGGCCTTGCGGGCCTTCAACAGCTTGAACGATCATCGCCCAGTAGCTAGGAGAGGCGGCCGGGGGCTGGTTGGTGTTTGCCTGCAGACAGATATAGGCCGAGCCATCGCCATCATCGGCAGTGGTATGGACAACGACATCGAGCTCTGCATAGGCAGTAGCGCTGTCCCATTCTCCGGCCGGGTTCCAGCCCGGAGCGCTCTCACCAGCAAGGCCAACGCCGGGATCACCTTTCTCGCCGAGATTGCGGCCAACGACCTGGATGACCTCCTCGGTCTGGATGACCAGGTGCTTGTCGTTTTGCCGTGATGCTTCAGCCATCAGTCCTCGGCCCTTGCGTATTCCCGCTCGACCTTCAAGGACCAGCGATAGGAGCTCACCTGGCCGGAGACCGTCTCGGTGATGTCAAGCTCGGCCCAGACCTTCTTGGCGTTAGTGCCTGACACCGCTGCCCTGGTGGTCTCGGCATCAATAGTGATTGTCACTGTGCCATCTCCAAGAACAACGCCATCCAGATCGGTCAGGCTGACCAGGGCCGGGGCCCCGCTATCAACTGTCCCGGCTCGGATCTGAAACAGGGCCTCGTAGGCAACTGGATCGTCGCCAGATCCGACTGATGCTCCGGTGAGGTCAATCGGATCTCCTGAAGAGTCAGCAAGGTTGAGCTGTTCCGAGTAGTCAGATCCTTGGCTGAGGGTTCCTTCGTTTAGATATGCAGCCGCCATCCCCCTGATCTTGGTTCGGGGGATGGCGGCCGCGCCTGAGTTCGCTTCCTAGGCTGAGGGGCGATGAACCTGGCCGCGCCACATCAGCTGCCCGTTCTGCCAGGTAGCCAGGTCCATCGAGTAATGCCCGGTCGGTTCGCCGTCCTTGTCGAGGTCGAGCTCAACCGAGGCAAAGCCCGGCTGCCAATCGGGGTGGCGGGTGTAGGTCGGGAAGCCGCTGGCCTCCTTGACACACATCGCGCCGCATTCGCCGCCCTGATAGACCCGCGTGGAGCCATCGGCCAGCCAGACCGTCCGTCCAACGATGGACTGCCTGTGGGTATGCCCGTGGATCTCGGCGAAATCCTTGCCAGCCATTGAGGCCAGCGGGGAAGCGCCAGAGCCCTTGCGGGCGACATCGCCGTGATGCACGATCAAGTGCGGAGTCAGAACGATGTTTGCCTGGGGCCAGGTGTCAGGCTCGCCAATGAGATTGACGCCCAGCTCCTCGAGCCTGAACAGCTTCTCGAACGACCAGACCGGCTTGCTTTCGCCATAGGCGGTCAGATCGTAGATCGAGGAAACCTCGCTCAGGATCTTGTTTGACAGCCACTGATCGTGGTTGCCGGGGATCAGGTCGATCTGGCAATCACTGGTGGCTGCTGCCCGGAGGTCGGCCAAGACCTTTCCCCCGGCTTCGATGCACTCTGAGACTGAAGCCTGGCATCGAGTGGTGGTTTGACGATGGCGGCCAACGGTCGGGAAATCGACCAGATCGCCATTGATGATGATCCTCTGTGGCTGGTTCTCAGCGATTAGCTGAAGGCTGGCCTCGTGCAGCTCCCAATCCACATAGGGGGCGTGGTAGTCCGAGAGGATCAGCACCAGATCGGTCTTGGTGTTGGCCCTCTTGGTCCGCTTGCGCGGCTTGATGTTGATCGGCCGCCCGCCAAATGCTGGCTCAGGCAGCTTGATCTTTGGAGCAACTGACACCGAAATCGTGTGACTGATCTTCGGGTCCTTTGCCGTGCCAGCATCACGCTTGCTGACATCGACCTTGACGACATCCCACTCGGAGTCGCTCAGGCCGTATTCGTGGAGCAGCTCGTCAGGCTGCTTCAGGTCCCGGTCTTCAAGAGATCCGGGGGTGTTGATTGCGTCGGTTAGCTTGCGCTTGGCCGGGCGTTCAACGGTTCCTTCGCCTTGGCTGTCATTGAGCCAGGTCGAAAGGGTGGTCCTCGGAACTCCGAGGATCTTGGCCGCTCCGGCCACGGTGCCAGCCGCAGCTAGAGCGTCCTGGATCTGGGCCTCTGATGGCTTAGTTCTCGCCGCCATCTTCGTGGGCCTTTCTCCGGTTACGCCGCACGAGGTGCTTACGCTCCTCAGGCGGTAGAGGGGTGACTGCCCCTCGAGCGCTGGCCGCAGAGACCAGCAAGACGATGACCAGAACAATCGAATCAACTCGATTGAGGTCAGCGTCGGTGAGCTCCAGAACCCCGGCACTCACTAGGAGCCCGAGAACTGTTCTCACGATGACCGGCTCGGCTTGGATCTTGGTCCAGATGCGGGTGGCAACCGTCTTGACCAAGGCCAGAAAACCGGGCCGGTGTTTGTTGGTGTTTGTACTCATGCGGCGAAGGTAGGCCCGAGGAATAGGGCATGGGCACATTTCGCTTAACCGCCGAGCACGGCGTTTTTTTGGCTCTATTCCTCGGGATTTTCTAGGGCTTCTCTGAGCAAGCGAAGCGCACGCTCTTCCCGCGCGGCAAACAGCTGAGTCAGCACGCGGGTTTTTTGCAGGTTGTCTTCTCGCTGCACTCGATCCCGCTGCTCGGGGGTCAGCTTCTCGAGGTCATGCTCACGGGCCATCGAGTAGGGCGGATTTGCCCTGAGCAGAAAGAGCACCCCAGCCAGCTCTTCCTCGGTGAGGTCGGCCAGCTCGGGAACTTCTTGGCGCAAGGGCTTGAGCAGTTTTTCTTTGGCCTCCCTGGGCAGCTTGGTCGGGATCTTGCTCTCGCCTTGCCGCCAGCGTCTTTCACTTGAGTGGTAGGGGGTGCGGCCACACCAGCCACGCTCGGGGAGTTCGTAGGGCTGAAGGCCGAGACGCCAGAGCAGCTCTTCAAGGCTTTCCCGCTTGATCGGTAGGAGCTTCTTGGAGAACTTCAGCTCATCGCCCGAGCCTGACCGATCAGACAACCCGATCCAAGATCTGATCCGGGCGTCCCAGTTACCGCCGGGCTGCTCATCAGAGCCCATAAAGACCGCCCGGCGCTGAAGCAGGGCATCGCGCTCATCCTTTCGGCTGGCGGCAATGACCTTGGGCGGATCAGAGCAAGCCCGGACCAGTGAGGTTGTTGGCTCTTTCAGGGCCAGATAGCGGCGGAAGACATCAGAGAACTCGTTGGCCTCATTGAACAGCGGCCAGGCTAGATAGTGAGTGCCCGAGACATAGTTGGCTTGGACCCAACCGTTGGGCAGTTCTGGTGGCAGGTGTTCGTAAAGCATGCCCTGACCCTGCAGGAGCCTTACTCAGTCCCGCCAGATCTATGCAAAGTGGCCGAGAGCAATATCGGCGCCATCGGCCAAGACCTCAGCCAGGGCTACCGAGTAATGGCGGCGAAAGACAAACAGCTCGCCGGTGACCGGGTGGCGGTCAAAGTTCTCTTCTAGCCAGGCCATCGCCCGGCGGTGAATCTCGATCACTTCAGACTTGGAATAGCCCCGGCGCATCAACTCGGCCCAGCGCTGCTCCTGGTAGCCCTGGTCAAGCGGCTGGCATCTAGCGACTAGGAGGGTGGTGTCCATTTCCCCATCGTTCCCGAAGAAAAGAGGGGCAACAGACATTTCGCATAACGGCCGAGCTAGTAGAGAAGGCTTGTCGGATCAGTCGAGGATCGCCGTGAGGCCTTGCGGGTTCTGATCGGCGGGCCCACGACCGGCTGCGGCCCGGCACTCAGCTCAAGCTGATCGCCCATGGCCTTCAGCAAGCGCTCCAGGGTCGAGATGCTCGGGGATATTGCTCCACGCTCGATCCGGGAGATCTGCCCCTGGCTGGTCTTGGCCAGCTGGGCCAGCTGCTTCTGGTTCAGGCCATGAAGCTCACGGCGCTGGCGGAGGAGTTTGCCCGGATCGTTCATGGCTCAAAAGTAGGGCGTTCAGTCCTCAAAACCGGGCGGCGGGCCGTGCTGCCAAACCGGCCGGCCCTCAAGCTCACACCAGAGCTCATAGAAAGTGAAGTTGAGGTCATAGCGGCAGAGAAAGGCATCAGCCTTGTCTAGATTCGGGGTTACCCCTTCCCTGCGCCAGCGGTACAGGGCTCGGGTGTCGCTGCCCGAGACCGGCATACCATCGACTCTGATCCCCTCTTGTTCATCCTCGGTGATCAGCTCAGCTAGATAGGCCGGCCAGCTTTCGGAATGCACTGCATACCTACGGCGATGAGGACGATGGGGCCGCCGGGCGCCTCTTGATGTTTCACCTCCTCTCGCTGGGGTACTCGTTGCCCGGCGGCCCTGTTGTCCTATGGCTTTTTCGGCCATGCGGGAAACATCGGACCTTTTGACCGAGGCACAGAACTTTTTGCAAAGAAATCCGGAGAGGCCTGATCTGGCCTAGAGAGCGCCGCTGACCATCAGGGCTCCAGCGATAGCTGCAGTCGAGCCCCGGCCAGCAATCCGAACCGGATCTGAAGCGGCAACGGCCGTGCCGGCCTCGTTGGTCGCGGTAACAACAACCCGGACCCAGAAGCCTCTGACCTCGCTGGTGACATTTAGCAGCTGATCGTTGTTGCCAATATCAATCCAGCCGGTGCTTCCGGTCAAGCTCTTTTCCCAGGCATAGGTGAAGGTGGGATAGGCGAAGCCCTCCCAGTCTCCGGAAACGCCAACCAGCTGCTCAGGCCCGGCTTCAATGAACGGAGCCGAGATCAGCTCCGGGTCTTCAGCCACATATCCAGTGGTTGGCGAGTAGGCGACATCGGTGCCGATTGAGTTTGTGCCAGTCACCCGCACTCGGAGGTACTTGCCGCCGTCAGCTTCGGTCGGCGTGTAGGTCGAAGAAGTCGCCCCGCTGATGTCGCTCCAAGGGGTTGTTCCCTCATCAGAGCGCTGCCACTGGTAGTCAAAAGCCAAGGCCGGGTAGCCGTTCCAGCCGCCTTGGAACGCGGTCAGCTCGTTGCCGACTTCAAGCACCCCGGCATAGTTGATCGACGGCTGAACGGTATTAGCCGGAGCCCAGTTGATCGGCCCGGTCACGGTGCTGAAGCCAAGGGCCGAGCCGACCGAGTTATTGCCAGCTGCCCGGAGCCGGAGAAACTTGCCAGCGTCCTGCCAGGTGGTCGTGTAGTTCAGAGAGGTTGCCCCGCTGATGACTTCCCAGCCCCCTAGACCATCGCTTGATCTGAACCATTGGTAAGTCAAGGTTGGTGTCGGGAAGCCGGTCCAGGTCCCGGCCGTTCCGGTCAGCTCAACGCCAACCTCCAGCGGGCCGGAATAGCTGACCGATGGGGCCTCGGTATTGGCCGGGCTCCAGTTAATGACATCAGTAGCCCCAGTCAAGGCGGTCTGAGATCCAAGGAGGTTGGTGGCCTGAACTCTGGCTCGGAGGTACTGGCCAGCGTCGGCCGGGTCGAGCGTGTAACTAGAAGCTGTTGCCCCGCTGATTGTCGTCCAGCCGGTTGAGCCATTAGCCGAGCGCTCCCACTCATAGGCATAAGTGATCGGCGTGGTTCCGCTCCAAGTGCCGTTGCTGGTGCTCAGGCTCTGACCGACCAGCCTAGTCCCGGTGATCGAGGGCAGTGAAGTGTTGGCCACGGCAAAGGCGCTGCCATATTGGTAGTGAGCGGCGATCCGGGCAGCTGATAGGGCCGTGCCATAAATCGCGGCCTCATCAATCTGCAGAGAGTAGGTCCGGTTGGTATGGCCAATCTGGACTGTTGATGCGGTGGCCCAGGCCAAAATGTCGGTGATGCCTGAGGCCGTACTGGTTCCAGCCAAAACGCCATCAACATAGGTCTGAGCCCGAACCGAGCCGCCAAGATCTTCGATGACTCCCACCAGGTGGTAAGTCTGGTTCAGGCTGACCGGGACAGTCGAGGGGTAGGTCGTGCTGCTGGACGAGGTGTTGAGATTGACTCGCGTGCCGAGGTAAAGAACGCTGTTTGAGACCGTGAGGGCCAGTCCCTGGTTGCCGTTGAGCTTGAGAATGTCATGAGAGCTAGTGGTCGGAAGAGTCCCGCCAAAGCGAACCCAGGCCTCAAAGGTCAAACCGCTTCGCCCAGTGGTCAAATCGCCAACGGTTGCAGTGGCGACTGAGTTAGTAGTCACTGCCGGGAGGATCGCTGAAGCTCCAGCCGGGTTGCTGTTGAGCAGAGAGCTCTGCCCCTTCTGCACCGCTGTTGCTGCCCAGGTGGCCGTCCGGTTATTGCCCGAGCTGTCGGCAACGGTGTTGCCCGAGGTCTCATCGAGCCGGTAATAGACGAGAGGGTTATCGGCAAGGACTTGTGCTGAGTAGGCCATCTCGGTTGAAAGTAGGCCTGACGGCCGGGGCCGCGCATATCTCGATTGCCGGGGCTGAGAG